ACCCTACCCCAAACACCGCACATCTGTGCAAACTACGTCCCCATTCCCTGCCCAATGCAGTGACCCCAGGGATACGTACCAAAAGTACCCTGGGAATGATATGATGAAAAACGTCGCTTTGAAGATCACATCCGCCAAGCCCACTAAGGAGGCCCCGGATGTGGCAATCAACTATGGAGCACACGTTCCCAACCCCGCCATCGTGACGGCTACAGGCACCAATGCTGAGCTGTTCGCTATGAAGAAGCGCCTCGACCACAAGCCTCAGCTTGATGTCGGCGAGCACTTTAAGGTTGGGTACTATGCCCTTCTCAAGAAGATAGCTCCCCACGAACCAATTCTGGTTACTGAGGATTTCCTCTATAACTGGATGGAGGAGCTGAAACCTTCAAAGAGAAGGACCATGGATGAGCTCTTCCATGAAGGAATTCTAGAAGAGTCTTCGTGTTACACGAAGTCTATCATCACTAAGTTGGAGGCCCACAACAAAGCCCCAGGATCCGCTCCTCGGGTTGTGTATGATGGTACGGACGCGAGCAATCTCTTGATGGGAGCTGTAACCAATGAGCTCAGCAAGAGAATGTCGAAGGTTTTGAGTCTTGATAACCCTCTCAACAAGGGTAATACCATGATTTATACCTCCGGCATGGCCCGTGCCAAGATCTCATCCATCATTGGGTCTACACCTGGCAAGCGGGTGGAATGCGACTTTAAGAACAATGACGCCACGCAGCCTGGAGGGGTGCGTAAGTACGAGGCGATGTTCTACAAGGCGCTTGGAGCTCCCGACTGGTATGTCCGTTTAGTTGCTAAAAGCACCAAGTGGACCCTGTTTGGAAAGCACGGCACCGTTGCCACCGTCGATGGGCAACGGATTAGCGGCGAATGTCCCACTGCCTCTGGCAACACATTCGTCAACGCGTGCACCAAACTAGGTGCTTTTCAACTTCTCAAGATCCTGAAATCCAGGACATTCCTGCTCGGGGACGACGAGCTAACCATCTTTCCCCCAGGCCTTTTCGAAACTGTCGAGGAACAGAACGAATTGGCCGAAGCGTACGAGCGAGTGGCCAGTGAATCTGGTATGGCCACT